AATTAAGTGCTACAATGGTAGCATGAATATTTTTGTAACTAGTCCTTGTCCACATGAGTCGGCAAGAGTATTGCCTGACAAGCATGTAGTTAAGATGCCTCTAGAGACATGTCAGATGCTCTCTATCGTCTTTTCCCATTGGTATTATGATTGGGGTGATGATTTAGTCAAGAAGAAAGATGGAACCCCATACTCGGTCAAGAAGGGTGCATTCAGAAACCATCCTTGTACCAAGTGGGCAGCAGATAGTATATACAATACCGCATGGTTAATTCAACATGGATGTGCTCTATCTCAAGAGTACACATATCGTTACGGTAAATTGCACGGATGCCATAAAGCAATATTTGAAGCAAAGAAAACATTTCATAGATTTGCAGGAGAAGTGATTACGTGTTATAATATGGTCGAGTCCTTTACTCGTGCAATGCCTGATGAGTACAAACTTGACACAAGCATTGACACTTTTACTGCTTACAAGAATTACATTAGCAGCAAACCTTGGGTTGCATCTAATTATCTTCGTAACCCATCCAGAAAACCAAATTGGTTATGATTAATGAGTGATTTTATATGGGTTGAAAAATACAGACCCAAAACAATTGAAGAATGTATTCTCCCAGAGAATATTAAGAAAACCTTTAGAGACTTTCTAAATACAGGTGAGATACCGAATATGTTACTTGCTGGCCCTCCTGGTGTCGGTAAGACTACGGTAGCAAAAGCACTATGTAACGAACTGGGAGCAGACTTTTATGTCATCAACGGATCCGATGAAGGAAGATTTCTCGATACAGTCAGAAACAACGCAAAGAACTTCGCATCAACTGTATCTTTATCATCTGAGGCAAAGCATAAGGTCATTATCATTGATGAAGCCGACAACACAGGAAACGATGTACAACTTTTACTCAGGGCCTTTATCGAAGAATTTGCCAATAACTGCAGATTCATCTTCACCTGTAATTACAAGAATAAAATACTCGAACCCTTACACTCAAGGTGTGCTGTGGTTGAATTCGGAATCAAAGGTAAAGAGAAGGCACAAATAGCATCTCAATTTTTTAAGAGACTTAATGATATTCTAGAATTAGAGAAAGTTGAAACTGATAAGAAGGTTCTTATAGAACTCATTAATAAACATTTTCCAGACTGGAGAAGAGTTTTAAATGAGTGCCAAAGATACTCTGTCAGTGGTAAAATAGATAGTGGTATACTTGCAAGTTTCACCGATATTAATGTAAATGATGTTATTAAAAACCTTAAGACGAAAAACTTTCCTGAAGTACGTAAGTGGGTCAACAGTAATCTGGACAATGATTCTACTGTACTTTTGCGTCGTGTTTATGATGCTCTTTACGAAGTTTTGGATGGTCCCAGTATCGCTGCTGCTGTTCTCATTGTATCTAAGTATCAATACCAAGCTGCTTTTGTCGCAGATCAAGAAATCAACTTACTCGCAGCACTTACGGAAATAATGGTAGAATGTAGTTTTAAATAAATGAAAGTAATTGATAATATACCAAGTCAAGATGCTCTTTGGGCTGCTGATGAGTTCATCAATTACTTTGAAAATTTTACATCTATTGAAGATTATCTTCGTTATGTTAAAAAGGAGATAGTAGTTCAATCAAATCAAATAACTCCACTTAAGGATTATTTTTTGAATGAAGATATTCATCCAGAAGATATGGAGTTTGAGATAAAATTTATTGGTAAAAGATTTCAAAAATCACTTCCACAAGAACATTATAATAATCTACTAGCAGCAGTATCATCTCATAATAATGAGAGTAATATTCCTGGTAGAGAATTGCGTTGGATGGTATTTGAAAAGAATACAGGTAAGACTATAGGGTTTATACGGTTCGGTTCACCGACTATCAATTCAAAACCAAGAAATCTATGGTTGGGTAAACCACCAAATCTTTCGGTTTTCAACCGTCATGCTGCAATGGGATTTGTAATTGTTCCATCTCAACCTTTTGGTTACAATTATCTTGGTGGTAAATTACTTGCATTGATGTGTGTATCTCATTTTGCAAGAGAGACACTTAATGAAGTATTTGAAAAAGATATTGCTTTGTTTGAAACTACTTCCTTATATGGTTCTACTACATCTGCATCACAGTATGATGGGTTAAAACCATTCTTTAGATTTAAAGGTTTAACTGAAAGTAAGTTTCTTCCTTTACTTCATGAGGATGCATTTCATAAATTGCATAATAGATTTACTATATTGAATAATAATAAACCATTAACAGAAAATACTGCTTCATCAAAGAAGATGAAGAGACAGACAAAAATGATATCTCTTATAAAGAATTCTTTAGAAGATGAAGATAAATTGAAACAATTTAACTCTGTTATTAATATGGCATTTGGACTTACTCAAAAAAAGAGATTTTATATTTCTGATTATGGTTATTCAAATGTAAAGGAAGTAATTCTTGGTGAGCAAGATAAATTAATTCGTGGTCAGAATTGGGATAAGTTTTATCTTGAAAATATTATTAAGTGGTGGAAGAAGAAGGCAGGTAAGAGATATGATAAATTAAAGCAAGAAGGACGATTCAGAGATAAAGTTGAACTATGGACAGAAGACGACCACATTCAAATTATACGATGAATTGTGTTATAATATCATTAATATTTCTTGAAGAGTTTGTCAAGAGAACTTTAATAGGAATATATTATCTCTATATGAAATTTGACTATTGGAACTTTAATCGAAATCTAGATAAAAGAAATCTAGAACTTTATAAGAAAACTCCAAAACCACATCATGACTGAATTGAAAGACTGGTTGAATTCTATCAACCAAAACAAAAGAAATATCTATGAGGAAGATCCAGATGCAAAGTATCCTGCATACATTATTAACCGTTGTATGTCAGGACATTTGGACACAGTTTTATTTGCAAATGAGATGAATCTTAATCATCATCTTACTTCTGATATGCAATATTCGTTTTATCTAAATAGTGTGAGGAAGCGTAGGAGATTCTCTCCTTGGCTCCGCAAAGATGAGATTAAAGATCTTGAATTGGTGAAACGTTATTATGGATATAGTAACGAAAAGGCAAAGCAGGCTCTAAGAATCCTAACCAAAGAACAACTTAATTTTATAAAATCTAAATTTGAAACTGGAGGAAAAAAATGATTGCCGAGCCCGAGGTCAAGTGGTCTGCTGACCAAATGATAGAAGTCACTTTAAATGAACCAGATGACTTCCTAAAAGTACGAGAAACTCTCACAAGAATTGGAGTAGCATCCAGAAAAGAAAAGAAGATATACCAGTCATGTCATATCTTGCATAAGCAAGGAAGATATTACATTGTTCATTTTAAAGAGTTGTTTGCATTAGATGGCAAACATGCAAATCTTACTCAAAATGATGTTCAACGTCGTAATAGAATTATTCAGTTGCTTACTGATTGGGGTCTAGTAACAGTTATTAATTCTGAAAAGATAACTGACATTGCTCCTTTAAATCAAATTAAAGTGTTAGCATATAAAGAAAAAAATGACTGGATACTTGAAACAAAGTATAATATAGGTAAGAAAAAAAGGGTTGAAGAATCCGAATAACATATGAACAATTTATATAATGGTATTACGGAACGTTTATTTTACACTTTAGGTAAACGTCCTAATACTGCTTCATCTCATGATATCTACATGGCATTATGTTATGCTGTGAGAGATCAAATGATGTCTTATTATCTTACAGAAAGTAAACCAAAAAAAGAAGTAGCATACTTATCCGCAGAATTTCTAATTGGTCCTCAACTTGGAAATAATCTTCTTAATTTGGGCATTGAAAAGGAAGCAAGAGAAGCAGTATCTGAATATGGTTTAACTTTAGAACAGGTTTTAGAAGTAGCAGAAGAACCTGGACTTGGTAATGGTGGTTTGGGTAGACTAGCAGCATGTTATATGGAGTCTCTTGCTACCTTACAAGTACCTGCTACTGGTTATGGTATAAGATATAAATTTGGAATATTTAAACAGGAGATAAAGGGAAATCAACAAATAGAGGTTACTGATAATTGGTTGCATGGAGATTGGCCTTGGGAATTATGTTATCCTGATGAATCTGTATTAGTGGGATTTGGTGGTAGAGTTGAACACTATACTTCTGATAGAGGTAACCATAGAGTACGTTGGGTTCCAGCAGAACAAGTAGTTGCTGTTCCTTATGATGTTTTACAGTTGGGATATAAAGTTAATAGTTGTAATCGTTTAAGATTGTGGAGAGCAGATGCTACTGAGATATTTGATTTCTATGCATTTAATATTGGTGACTACATGGGTTCAGTAGAACAGAGTGTTTCTTCTGAAACTATTTCTAAGGTTTTATATCCTAATGATGGAACAGATGCTGGAAGACAATTAAGATTAAAACAACAATTCTTTTTTGTAAGTGCTTCTCTTCAAGATATGTTTAGAAGTTTAGAGAAACGTGAGATTTCAATAGAACATTTTCCAGAGTATTATCAAGTTCAATTAAATGACACTCATCCAGCAGTTGCTGTGGCAGAAATGATGAGATTGTTAGTTGATGATCGTCATATGGAATGGGAGTCTGCATGGGAGATAGTAACAAAAAGTATTGCTTATACTAACCATACTTTGATGCCAGAAGCATTGGAGAAGTGGGATCTTAAATTATTTGGTGATTTACTTCCAAGACATTTGGAAATCATTTATGAAATTAATAGAAGATTTTTGCAGGTAGTACGTTTAAATTATCCTGGTGATGATAAGATGTTAGAGAAAATGTCTATCATTGATGAAAGAGGACAGAAAGCAGTTCGTATGGCACATCTTGCTACTGTCGGTTCCCATCATGTAAATGGTGTGGCAGAATTACACTCCGAATTGGTTAAGACACAACTAATGCCAGAGTTTTATGATTTGTGGCATCATAAATTTACGAATGTTACCAATGGTGTTACTCCTAGAAGGTGGTTAGCATATTCCAATCCTCCACTTGCTGAAGTTCTTAATGAATATGTTGGTTTGGATTGGGTAACTAATATGGAGTTACTTAAAAAATTAGAAGATAAGCAATATGATCCAGATCTTAATAGAAAAATTGGAGAAACAAAGTTACTTGGTAAGCATAAGTTATCTGTTTATATTCAAGATCAACTTGGAATTACTGTAGATCCATCTAGTATGTTTGATGTACAGGTAAAACGGATACATGAATATAAGAGACAACATTTAATGGCTCTTTGGGTAATATCACAATATATAAGAATCAAGAATGGTAAAACTGATGATATTGTTCCAAGAACAATAATCTTTGGTGGTAAGGCAGCACCAGGATATTATATGGCAAAATTAATAATACAGTTTATTAATAATATTGCTGACGTAGTTAATAATGATCCTGACACTAAAGATTTGTTGAAGGTAGTATTCTTACCAAACTATAGTGTGAAGTTAGGGGAGAAGGTATACCCTGCTGCTGATCTATCAGAACAGATTTCTACTGCTGGTAAGGAGGCATCAGGTACAGGTAATATGAAGTTCCAAATGAATGGTGCTTTAACTATTGGTACTCTTGATGGTGCAAACGTAGAGATACGTGATCTTGTAGGTGAGGAAAACTTCTTCTTGTTTGGTCATGATGAGAAAGGTATTGCAGAACTATGGCAGAATGGATATGAACCAAAATGTCATGTTTGTCCAGAATTGTGGGAAGCAATAAATCTCATTAAATGTGGACATTTTAGTCAGGGAGATAGAGAAGTGTTTGAACCTTTAATTAGTAACTTGATGAATCATGATCCTTTCTGTGTCTTTGCAGATTTTTCTGATTATCTTGATGCTCAAGATAGAGTAAGTAGAGCATGGATAAATCGTGATGCGTGGAATAGAATGTCACTAATCAACATTGCACGTTCTGGTTTCTTTTCTTCTGATAGATCTATTGGGGATTACTGTACAAAGATTTGGGGTATTCCACACTGACTTTTTTGATCGTTTGTGGTTAAATAGTATTGTACGCCGTAAGGGTACACAACTTACACTCGCTTTTAAAGGAGAACCATGAACACACTAGCAAGATATCATAGTGCCAACCTTCCAGAATTAATGAAGGTGATAAAACAAAATGGCATAGGGATGGATGATTACCTAGACAGGTTTTTTAATTCTGATTTCCCACAATCAAACTACCCACCATATAATTTGGTACAATTAAATAATCATGAATCAAAACTCGAAATCGCATTGGCGGGGTTTAAGAAAGATGAGCTCAAAGTCTATACGGAGTTTGGAAAATTATATGTTGAGGGCAGAAAAGAGGAATCGGAAGTTGATGGAACGTTTGTCCATCAAGGATTGGCCCAACGAAGTTTTGAACGAGTTTGGCAGATCACAGACGATACGGAGATTGGATCCGTCAAGTTTGAAGATGGACTCCTCACCGTGGAGTTGAATAAGATAGTTCCAGAACATCATGCAAGAAGAGAATATCTTTAAAGACAATTTAAAAACTTACACATGGAGGGTTGCAAAACCCTCTTTTTAATGTTATGATGTTTTTATAATTTAAAAAGCAAATGAAATTAGCTCTTGCAGCATTAATGGCATTTACTCCTATTTCGGCACTTGCTGATGTGAATGATAGATCATTTCAATCTGGATTTTCCGAACAAAGAACTTGCTATAGATCAGAATATAGAGAAGAGTATGTTCCAGGTACAGCAGATGATCCTGGTTATATAAAATCATGGACTGAAACGGTTGAGGTTCCTTGTAGTGGTAGAAGAACATCTTCAGGAACAACTATTCATAGACACACTACAGTAGAGTATGATAATAATGATTGTTCTGAAGGAACACTTGCAGGTGGACTTCTAGGTGGTGGAATAGCAGCTGCTATAAGTAGAGGAAATGGTAGATGGTGGGCAATTCCTACAGGCATCGTTACTGGTGCTATGATTGGATGTGATATTGATGGAGGTTGATTATTAATGAAATTAGATTCTTCAAAATTATTGACTGGATTAAAATTTAAACAGTCTTTAAGATATGGTGAAAATCCACAACAAAATGCTACTTGGTGTGTTTATCCAGATCATGGTTTATCATCAGCAAATCAATTACAAGGTAAGGAATTAAGTTATAACAATTTAATAGATTTAGATGCAGCAGTATCAACAGTAAAGGAATTTCCTGATGAACCTGCTGCTGTTGTAATTAAGCACACTAATCCTTGTGGAGTTGCTATAGGAAAGACAATAGATTCTGCATTAACAAGAGCATTAGATTCTGATAGGATTAGTTGCTTTGGTGGAATTATTGCTCTTAATAGAGAGGTAAATATTGAGTGTGCTAATGAAATAATAGGTGCTTTCTATGAATGTATCGTTGCTCCATCATTTAGTGATGAAGCGAAGGAAATACTTGCTGCTAAGAAGAACTTAAGATTACTTGAGTTGGATATTGATAATATGCAACTAAAACCATATAACGTTAGGAGTATTCTTGGTGGTGTATTGGTTCAAGAAAAGGATAATGAACCAGCAAATATTGATGATTGGAAAGTAGTTAGTAAAAGAGAACCAACAACTCAAGAATTAATTGATCTTACTTTTGCTTGGAAGGTATGTCGGCACGTTCGTTCAAATGCAATTTTAGTTGCTAGTGACGGTGCTACATTAGGTGTAGGTGCAGGACAAATGAATCGAGTGGGTTCAGCAAAAATAGCATTAGAAGCATATACACAAGTTAGTGGTGCTGCATTGGCAAGTGATGGGTTTTTCCCATTTGGTGATACCGTAAGATTGGCATATGATTATGGTATTAAGGCAGTCATTCAACCAGGTGGAAGTATTAAAGATCAAGAATCTATTGATGCTTGCAATGAGTTAAATATGACTATGATATTCACAGGTAAAAGACATTTCTTACATTAAACAATTATGAACTACTACGCATTATTAAGTGTTTCAGATAAAACAGGTATTGTTGATTTTGGAGAAGGATTAATCCGTGCTGGATATACTCTTATTTCTAGTGGTGGAACTGCTGCTGCTCTTCAAAAAGAAGGAATACCTGTGATGAAGGTATCTGAATATACTGGTTCACCAGAGATTCTTAATGGAAGAGTAAAGACATTACATCCAAAGATTCATGGTGGTATTCTTGCTCAACGTGGTAATCCTGTACATGATATAGATCGTCATGCAAATGATATTGGACTCATCGATATTGTTGCAGTAAACCTATACCCATTTAAGGAGACAGTTGCTAAACCAGATGTAACCTTTGCAGAAGCAATAGAGAATATTGATATTGGTGGCCCTAGTATGGTAAGATCAGCAGCAAAGAATCATAAGGATGTTGCTATATTAACTAATCCAGGACAGTATGGTATTTTTCTTGATGCCATGAATGGTAATATACAATCAATATCAGTTGAAGGATTGAGAAAACAATTTGCTCTAGAAGCATTCAGGCATACTGCTGAATATGATAAAGCAATTAGTGAGTGGATGGAAAATGGATTATAAGACTTCTGGAGTTGATATTGAAGCAGGAAGATCTTTTGTAGATCAAATTAAAGACACCGTTAAATCTACTCATAGACCAGAGGTCTTGGGTGGATTTGGTGGTTTTAATGGAATGATAAAAATTCCATCTGGATATGAAAAACCTATATTAGTTTCTGGTGCTGATGGTGTAGGAACTAAAGTTCATGTTGCCGAATTAAATGCAACTGGTGATCCATCTGTTATGCGTGGTATAGGAATTGATCTTGTTGCCATGTGTGTAAATGATGTAATTACTTGTGGTGCAAAACCACTATATTTTTTGGATTATATTTGTACATCAGATATAAAACTACATGGAGAGTTAGTAACAGAGTTAGTTAATGGTATAGCAGAAGGATGTAAGTTAGCAAAGTGTTCTTTATTAGGTGGAGAGACAGCAGAACATCCAAGAAGAATGAGTATGGTAGATCCAATTAAAGATCTTGCAGGATTTTGTACTGGTGTAGTAGAACAGAGTCAGATTATTGATGGTAGTTTAATACGTGAAAGTGATGTAATTATAGGTATCGAAAGTAGTGGTCTTCATAGTAATGGATTTAGTTTGATTAGGGATATGTTATGGAGACATAAGATATTTCTCAAAGAGATGCCAGAACTTCTTAATCCAACAACCATCTATGCTCCTTTGGTTGCAAATCTATTAGAAGATTTTCCTATTATGGGAATGGCAAATATTACTGGTGGTGGTATTCCAGAGAATCTCCCAAGATGTCTTCCTGATGGATGTGAGGCAAGAGTTAATTATGATTCTTGGCCAATGCCAAAGGTGTTTAGTAAGATTATGCTTGCTGGTGAGATTCCACCAGAAGAAATGAAAAATGTATTTAATCTTGGTATTGGGTACTGTTTAGTGGTTCCTGAGAATGTAGCAGTTGATGTTCAGTTAAGAATTCATGGGCATGGGTTGCAGTCTTGGGTCATTGGTGATATAATACATAAAGGAAAATAGAAACCATGAGCGTACAACTCGCATTACTAAAATCTGGTGAAGAAGTTATTGCTGACATTAAAGAGTTTCGTGACTCTGATGATGAATTAGTTTCTTATCTTTTTAAGAATCCTTTTGCAATAAAGATAAAGACTTCTCAACTTCTTATTGAGGAGGATTCTGGTTCACCAAAACATGAAGTTTTATATTATAAGTGGATGTCTTTATCTAAAGATACTGATATCATTGTAAATAAGGATTGGATTGTTTGTATAACCGATCCACTAGATAGCATTAAACAATCTTATCAGGAGAGAATGAATGGAAGACGAAATGATTCAAACGAATCTAGCGACGGATCAGGAGATGTTGGATCCGATCAATCAGGAGGAGGAATCGAAGGAACTTCCGATTCAAGTGTTGTACTTAACGAACAACTTGATACTGGTGTCACGGATTGATGAGGTATTGGCAGATATTGGTCAGCCTGATTGTAAGTTGATCAATCCATGTCTTATTCATGGTAGTAGTGAAGATGGTCATATACTTACTAAATGGATGTCAGACCTAACTCCTAATACAGAAATGTTTATGAGTTCTGATAAAATTCTAACATTGGTTGATCCCAATTTAAAATTAATTAATGCATACTTTGAGACTATTAAATGAGGTTTTACACTAATGTCCATCAAAGATTCAATGAAATCCTTGTTCGTGGATATGAGAATGGCAAGCATTTTACTGCGAAGGAAACATTTTATCCCACTTTTTATATTCCTTCTAAGAAAGAATCGAAGTATAAAACTTTAGATGGTCAGAGTGTAGAACCTATTAAACCAGGTAAAATATCTGATTGTAAGGAATTCAATGAGAAGTATTCTTCTGTAGAAGGATTCCAAATTTATGGAAATGATCGGTATATTTGTCAGTATATTTCTGAGAGATATCCAGAGGATGAGATTAAGTTTGATATAAGCAAAATTAAATTAGTCACTATTGATATTGAGGTTGCTGCAGAGAGTGGTTTTCCTGATGTCTTTAATTGTGCAGAGGAATTACTTGCAATCACATTGCAGGATTATACGACAAAGCAGATTATATGTTTTGCATCACGACCATTTAATAATACTCGTAAGGATGTAAAGTATGTTCAATGTCATGATGAGTATAATTTAATTGATAGATTTTTAGAGTACTGGGGTAATAATCCACCAGAAGTTGTGACTGGATGGAACTGTGAGTTATATGATATACCTTATATTGTTGGTCGTATTGAAAGGTTGATGGGTGAGAAGACTGTCCGTAAACTTTCACCTTGGGGATATGTTCGCAAGAGAGATCTTGTATTACATGGTCGTAAACAAATTGCTTGTGAGATGGCAGGTATATCTGTAATTGATTATCTTGATCTCTATAAGAAGTTTACTTATAGTAATCAAGAGTCTTATAGGTTAGATCATATTGCCTTTGTTGAACTTGGTCAAAAGAAATTAGATCACTCTGAGTTTGATACCTTTAGAGACTTCTATACAGGAAATTGGCAGAAGTTTATTGAATATAATATAAAGGACGTTGAACTTGTAGACCAACTTGAGGATAAGATGAAGTTAATTGAACTTTGTCTTACTATGGCATATGATGCAAAGATAAACTATAATGACGTATTCTTCCAAGTTCGCACTTGGGATGCTATAATATACAATTACTTAAAGAGGAAGAACATTGTCATTCCACCAAAGGTACGAACAGACAAAGACACACAGTACGCAGGGGCTTATGTCAAGGAACCGAAACCAGGAAAGTATGATTGGGTTGTCTCTTTCGATCTCAATTCTCTTTATCCTCATCTTATTATGCAGTACAATATTTCGCCAGAAACCCTCATTGAAACACGGCATCCATCCGTTACAGTTGATAGACTCCTCCAAGAGCAGGAGGTGATTGATGGTGAGTATGCTGTGTGTGCAAATGGAGCACAATACAGAAAGGATGTTCGTGGGTTCCTTCCTGAACTTATGGATAAGATGTACAGTGAAAGAGTCATCTTCAAGAAAAGAATGCTTAAAGCAAAGCAGGATTATGAAAAGAAACCAAGTAAAGCACTCACTAAAGAGATCGCTAGATGCAATAATATCCAGATGGCCAAAAAGATATCTCTTAACAGTGCTTATGGTGCTATTGGCAATCAGTACTTTCGATACTTTAAATTGGCTAACGCTGAAGCCATTACCCTGAGTGGACAAGTTTCTATTCGCTGGATAGAGAATAGAATGAATAGGAAGTTAAACAAGATTTTGAAAACAGAGGAGGTTGATTATGTTATTGCTTCAGATACTGATTCCATTTATCTTAATATGGGGCCTTTTGTTGACGCTATATTCGAGGGGAGAGAGGCGACTAATGTGGAGATCGTTAATTTCCTTGACAAGGTGTGTGAGGTGGAATTTGAAAAATATATTTCTAATTCTTATCAAGCGTTGGCCGACTACGTAAATGCTTATGATCAGAAGATGTTCATGAAACGTGAGAACATTGCTGATCGTGGTATTTGGACTGCTAAGAAAAGATACATCTTGAATGTGTGGGATAGTGAAGGTGTTCGTTATGCTGATCCTAAGTTAAAGATCATGGGATTAGAAGCAGTTAAGTCATCAACTCCTGCACCTTGTAGGCAAATGATTAAAGACGGTCTGAAGGTCATTATGAGTGGTACTGAGGATGAGATGATAGAATATATTGATAAGTGTAGAACAGAATTCAAGTCACTTCCACCTGAAGAGATTTCATTTCCTAGATCAGTTTCTAATGTGACCAAGTATAAGGGAACTCATAACATATATGAGAAAGGAACACCAATGCATGTTCGTGGTGCATTATTGTTTAATCATTATGTTAAAGAAAGAAAACTTGATAAGAAGTATGCATACATACAAAACGGTGAAAAGATCAAGTTCTGTTATTTGAAAGATCCAAATCCAACAAGAGAGAATGTTATTTCTTTTATTCAGGATTTTCCAAAGGAACTTGATTTGGTAAGATTTGTTGATTATGATACTCAGTTCAACAAAGCATTTTTAGAACCAGTTAAAGCAATATTAAATGCTATTGGTTGGTCTGATGAAAGAAAAATTACATTGGAGAGTTTCTTTGGATGAAGTGGACAGTAGTATGGTCTGTATATGATGAAAAGATATTTGGTCCAAAACAACATTATAGAGAATTTGATGACCATAGAAGTGCAAAATGGTTTGCAAAAGAAATGGAAAAATGCTATAATTGGGCTATCTGTGTAGATTCTAAATTATTGGAGGATTTTTAAACCTCTATATAGATATCGTGTAAACAAATCAGAGGTTCCCATTAAATGGATTTACCAATTAACGATAAAGACCTAGCAACAATAGTTAATGCATTATCTCTAGGTGGAGATGCTAGACTATATCATCTTCTAAAAGAAGTAAAAGAAGTTAGGGATCTTAATCCTGGTGGACCTTATAAAAAAATACTTCGTGAAGAAAACGGAATTGTAATTTAATGGATTTTTTAAAAGAGATAGTAAAGGAAATTGGGGATGACTACACCCAACTCGCAGCAGACATCAATGAAGAAGAAGACTTCATCGACACAGGTTCGTACATCTTTAATGCAGTGGTTAGCGGTTCCATTTTTGGTGGCGTATCTGGCAATAAGATTACTGCCATCGCTGGTGAGTCTAGTACTGGGAAAACTTTCTTCTCCCTCGCAGTTGTCAAGAACTTTCTGGACAATAATCCTGATGGTTACTGTCTTTATTTCGATACTGAGGCTGCTGTTAATAAAGGATTACTTGAGTCTCGTGGAATTGATCTAAAGAGATTAGTTGTCGTAAATGTAGTTACTATAGAAGACTTTAGACAGAAAGCACTGAAAGCAGTTGATATATATCTAAATACTAAAGCAGAGGATCGCAAACCTTGTATGTTTGTGTTAGACTCTTTGGGTATGCTTTCGACAGAGAAAGAGATACGAGATGCTTTGGATGAAAAGCAGGTTAGAGATATGACCAAATCTCAACTTGTTAAAGGTGCATTTCGTATGCTTACATTAAAATTAGGTCAAGCAAAAATTCCACTATTAGTCACAAATCATACCTATGATGTCATCGGATCTTATGTCCCAACTAAAGAAATGGGAGGAGGCTCTGGTCTCAAATATGCCTCGTCTACGATCATTTATCTTTCAAAGAAAAAAGAAAAGGATAAGACGGAAGTTATTGGTAACATTATTAAAGCTAAGACGGTCAAGTCCAGACTTAGTAAAGAAAATAAAGAAGTAGAGATTCGTCTTTATTATGATGATCGTGGTCTTGATAGGTACTACGGTTTATTAGAGCTTGGCGAAATGGGAGGACTTTGGTATAATAAAGCAGGAAGATATGAAATTGGTGGTAAGAAGTTGTATGCCAAGCAAATTCTTGCTGATCCTGAAACATATTTTACTCCCGAAGTGATGCAAGCTCTTGACGAGATTGCTCAAAAACATTTTAGTTATGGATCCTCTTGATGGAAACTGTTGAAACAACAATCCTAAAAAATTTAATACATAATGAGGAATATTCTAGAAAGGTATTACCTTTTATTAATAAGGAATATTTTGAAGACTATAATGAAAAAGTTGTTTTTGAAGAGATATCTAATTTTATTGTAAAGTATAATAATCTTCCAACAAAGGAAAGTTTAATAATTGAATCTGAAAATAGAACAGATATTACTGATGATTCATCAAAACAAATTAAAGATTTTATTGGGTTATTAGAATCTACTCCTAGTGATGAACAATGGTTACTTGATATTACAGAAAAATGGTGTAAAGATCGTGCTATCTATCTTGCATTAGTTGAGTCTATCAGTATTGCTGATGGTAACCATGATAAGAAAACTCAAGATGCTATTCCATCTATTTTATCTGACGCATTAGCAGTTAGTTTTGATAATCAGGTAGGTCATGATTATCTAAACGATTATGAAGAAAGGTATGAATTCTACCATCAGAAAGAAGAAAAGATTCCGTTTGATCTTGAATTCTTTAACAAGATTACGAAAGGAGGTCTACCGAATAAGACTCTCAACATTGCTCTTGCTGGCACAGGGGTTGGAAAGTCTTTATTCATGTGCCATGTGGCTAGCTCAAGTTTACTCCAAGGAAAGAACGTACTCTACATCACTCTCGAAATGGCAGAGGAAAAGATTGCGGAGAGGATTGATGCTAATTTACTTAATGTCAATATACAAGAGATAGCAAATCTACCTCAAGTAATGTTTGAGAATAAGGTTACTAATCTTGCAAAGAAAACTCAAGGAACATTAATTATAAAAGAGTATCCAACTGCATCTGCACATGCTGGACATTTTAGATCACTTTTAAATGAATTGGCATTGAAGAAATCGTTCAGACCTGATATAATATTCGTAGATTATTTGAATATATGTGCATCTTCACGGTACAAAGCAAATGGTAATGTTAATTCGTACTCGTACATTAAGGCGATTGCGGAGGAACTTCGTGGTTTGGCTGTGGAAGCAAATCTACCGATTGTTAGTGCTACTCAAACTACTCGTTCTGGTTTCGGGAATAGCGATGTTGAGCTTACTGACACTTCAGAATCCTTTGGACTTCCTGCTACTGCTGACCTTATGTTCGCTCTTATATCTACTGAAGAGTTGGAAGGTCTTAACCAGATAATGGTTAAACAATTAAAGAATAGATATAATGATCCTACTATGAATAAGAGATTTGTAGTTGGTATTGATCGTGCTAAGATGAAGTTATCTGATTGTGAACAATCTGCACAACAGGATATAGTTGACAGTGGCCAAGAAGAAGAGTATAATAAACCTGATGATAAATTACATAAGAAGTTCGCTGCTTTGAAATTCTGATGCCTAAAGAAAAAGTATATGTTCCTGTAGTGGAACCAAAATCCACATCATACCTAGAGTATATTGAACTAGGTAGAACTGTAACTCCACAACCAGTATTCAAAAAGGATACTATTCGTGTTAGATTATTACAAAGATGCTTGGGTAATCCAACAGAAACTTTTGATACAGAAAAGAATTGGGAATATGATGTTCCTTGGCCAGTTGAAGAAGTTAAGGTTGAAGAGGTAGTTGCAGAGAAGCAACCAGTAAAGAAAAAGAAAACTTTATTACAGAGATTGAAAAATGACTAAACAAGTTGATTTTGATAAGTATTCACAATTCGTAGATGCTGTTACATCTGATGAATCCAAAGACTTTCTTGCACTATCTGATCGTCTAGTACAGTTAGATGAGAAAGGTGCTAATATTGAAAGACTTCTTACTGCTGGTGTTGGTTTAAATGCTGAAGCAGGAGAGTTCCTTGAGATCGTTAAGAAGATGGTATTTCAAGGCAAACCTTGGGATGAAGCAAATAGAGAGCATCTTATTATTGAATTGGGTGATGTAATATGGTATGCAGCAAATGCATGTATGGCACTTGGTATATCTTTTGAAGATGTTGTGGCTCGTAATGTAACTAAATTAGAGAAGAGATATCCAGGTGGTCAATTCGATGTTTACTATTCAGAACACAGAGAAGAAGGGGATCTATAAGAAGATCGTTGAATTGTTAAAGAAACTTTGGTCTGCTGGAATGGGTAAACCATAATACAGATAAATAAAAAGAAAGTGTCTTTATAGTTCAATGGATCTTAAGGAATTAGTATCTGCCTATTATTCAATATATGAAGGTAAGAAAAACGATGAAGAAAAACCAAAGAAGTGGTTTGATGATGATGGTGATGGAGAAGGGTATGAAGAAGGTGAAGTAGATGGTAAGTTTCCTGATAAAGATGGAAGTAAGAAAAAGAAAAAGAAAGATGATGAAGAGGAGGATGATGTAAAAGAAGCAATTGAGTTTGCTGCTGATTACTTCTTAGAAGAAGGTATTGAAGAGGAAGAATTGGATATTATCATTGAAGATGTAGGACTTGATGATTTTGTAGAGTTTGTTAATGAAGAGAGAGCAGCAAGAAAGGCAAGAGCAAGTGCTCCAACATATGCAAAAGTAAAAGCAGCAGTAGATGCAACTGATGCTGCTAAGAAGAAAGCAGGTAAGGGTGAATACTCTGCTGCATATAAGAAGAAAGAAACTGATGTAACTGTCTATGATGACAAACCTGCAAAGGCATCAGTTAAAAAAGTTAAGAAGTCAGTAGCAAAAACAAAGGCAGCAAAACCTGCACCACGCAAACAGAAAGGTGCTATGGCATATGATGGGCCTAACAAACCAGCAAGTGAAGCAAAAGATAGAGTAATTGCTAAGACAAAGGCAAAGAAAGAAGAACCCAAGAAGAAAGCAGGACTTATTTCTAAGATC